GGCTTACGAGGCGAGAGACAGAGCTCGGGATAAATTTCAGGCAAGTCGTGATGATCTCGTTCATTTCAGAACTCTTCATAGCTTTGCCTACAAGCATCTGCCCATTGATGACAATAACCTAATGAAATCGAAACACTGGAAAGAATTATCAGATCTTATTGGCTTTAATCTCGTGTTTAACAACAGTGATGAGTCTATTTTCGCCAACACCAACCACAAGTATGTGAATTTAATTAATTTAGCGAGATTGAAAGGCTTGTCCTTGCGCGATGCATGGAACACGGGACAAGAATTTATGATATGGTCAAAGTTGGATTTTATTGATAGGGCGATTACGGGATATAAAAAAGAAAATAACTTGTATGACTTTACCGATATGATTGTTGATTATGTAGAGGATTTTCATCCCACTTCTTTTGACGTTCTTTTTATTGACGAGGCCCAGGACATGCCGAAGATCCAATATGACATGGTGCATAAACTGATTTCTCAAAGCAATGAAACATATATCGCGGGGGATGATGATCAGGCTATTTTTCGGTGGAGTGGGGCGGACGTGGATCAATTCATTAATTTAAAAGGGAATGTAGAGATCTTAGATAAATCTTATCGCTGTCCTCCGAGCGTCTATAGATTGGCGAATTATATCATCACTCGTATTCGGAACCGTCGTCCCAAAGAATGGCNGCCGAAGGATGAAGAGGGNCGTGTACATAGGATGACACATTTGCGCCATATTGATTTATCGAAGGGAAAATGGCTTTTATTGGGACGGACCCGAAAAATAAGGAACGAAATGATTGAAGATTTTCTTTTTTCCCAAGGATATTGGTACGGAAGAGGTGAACATCGTCCAATCGCTCCTACCGTGTTAAGCGCCATTGACACATGGCAACATTTACAAGCGGGAGAAGCTGTCTCTCATAGTGACATTAAAACTTTATACAGTAAAATTAAAAGTGGTACAGGGATTAAAAGGGGCTTTAAACGATTCAAGGAAGAGGAAAAGAATGAACTTTTTACTTTGAAGGATCTTCAGAAAAATCATGGACTATTAGTAGACGGGGAATGGCATGAGGTTCTGGATCGTATTAAGCTTTCTGACATAGCTTACTTACGCCGACTGGAACAATTGAATGAGGACATCAGGGGTGAACCTAGAATTCGTGTTTCCACTATTCATCAAGCCAAGGGCGGTGAATGTGACAATGTTGTCGTACTTTTAGATCTAGGTAAATTAGTGTATAAATCATATTTAAAAAATCCTGATGATGAACATCGTGTATTTTATGTAGCCGTCACAAGAGCCAAACATAATTTATACATCATTGAAGCACAAAAACAGGAAGGATATAGGCTTTATGAATCCCCCCTCGAAAATGACTTGTAAAGAAATCCTAAGTGAAGCAAAAAAATTAATTGGTGGCGATCGCCATAAAGACTATGGTGACAAGTTGACCAATCATCAGAACATTGCGGCGTTGTGGTCTATTTTCCTCCGAAAAGAAGTGACTCCCCATGATGCCGCGGTGTGCATGGCCTTGGTAAAAGTAGCACGGCTCATGCACCAACATAAAAAAGACAGCTACATTGATCTAGCCGCCTACGCCTCTATCGCAGGAGAAATAGAAGAAAGAACAGGTAAAGATCGATCATTTGATTCAGAAGGAGAAAGAAGAGGACGTATTACAAAAGAATATGTAAAATCATTAAACAAGTGTCCCCATAATTAAATGACACAAAATAATTTTGGTTTTGTTCAATCTGAATGGATGCCCCCCGAAACCCTCCCTGATCTATCGGATGCGAAAGTAATCGCATTTGATCTGGAGACTTATGATCCTAAATTAAAGACAACGGGACCAGGATGGACATCTTCTACTGGACACGTGATTGGTATCTCAATCGCGGTGGATGGATGGAAGGGGTACTATCCCATCCGTCATGAAAATGGGTTTAACTGGGATCGGAAACGTGTCCTCTCCTGGATGAAAGATCTAATGAAAAGCGATGCCGTTAAAGTGGCGCACAATGCAGTTTATGACCTAGGATGGCTTCATACAGAAGGCATTAAAGTTAATGGACGGATCATAGACACGATGATCATGGCTCCTCTTCTTAATGAAAATAAATTTTCGTACGCCTTGAATACGGTGGGCAAAGACATGCTCAATGAATATAAAAATGAGGCTAAATTAAAAGAGGCGGCAATTGAATTTGGGGTCGATCCCAAAAATGAAATGTATAAACTCCCCGCTATCTTTGTGGGAGATTATGCTGAACGGGATGCAGACTTAACTTTACGGCTTTATCATCATATGAAACCTCTCATTGAAAAAGATAGCTTGAAAACAGTCTTTAACTTGGAAATGGATCTGCTCCCTGTTATTTTTGAAATGACAAAAAAAGGAGTACGCGTCGATGTCGAACAAGCACAGCGTTATAAAAAAAGTTTTAAGAATACAGAAAAGAAGATATTATCTAGCATACTGGAAGATACGGGTCTTGCAGTGGAGATATGGGCCGCTGAATCAGTGGCAAAAGTTTTTGACAAGCTTAAAATAAAATATCCTCGCACGGAAAAAACAGATGCNCCAAGTTTTACCAAGGATTTTTTATTGAACCATAAGCATCCTATCGCCCAGAAAATACAACGCGCGAGGGAATTTAATAAAGTNCAGACNACATTTTTNGATACNATNATTAAACATGAACACAAGGGACGCATTCATTCCAACATTCATCAAATGCGTGACGGCGAATCGGGAACCGTGTCAGGACGGTTCAGCTACTCTAATCCCAATCTCCAGCAGCTTCCCGCCAAAAACCTTGAGATCAAGAAACAAATACGGGGACTCTTCTTACCTGAAGAGAATGAGGTGTGGGGATCATTCGATTATTCACAACAAGAACCACGTTTGGCTGTTCATTATGCCAGTAGACTAGAATGCGAGGGTGCCGAGGTCTTAGTAGAAGAATACAATAAGAATGCCGAAGCTGATTTTCATGAGATGGTGGCAAACATAGCGGACATTGATCGTGGACGCGCCAAGACTATTAATCTAGGGTTATTTTACGGAATGGGAGTTAATAAACTCTCTCAACAATTACAAGTGGAAAAAGACATCGCGAAAGAAATTTTAAAAGAGTACAATTTACGTGTTCCATTCATTAAAGAGTTAGCGACTAGTGTGATGGGATACGCCAACAAAGAAGGTTATGTCTCAACACTTAAAGGTAGAAAATGTCGTTTTGAATTATGGGAACCAACCACGTTTGGCGTTTATAAAGCGCTTCCCTATGATCAAGCTAAATTAAAGTATGGGGAACATCATCATTTAAAACGAGCAGGTACGTACAAAGCTCTTAACCGGCTAATACAGGGATCAGCCGCCGATCAAACAAAACAAGCCATGGTCGCGCTGTACAAGGAAAATATAGTTCCACTTATTCAAATCCACGACGAACTTACTTTAAGCTTTGATGGATCGGAAAATGTAAAAAATAAAATTATTTCCGTGATGGAAAATTGTGTCACTTTGGTTGTTCCATCAAAAGTTGATTGCGAAATTGGAAAATCCTGGGGAAACGCGATCTAGGTTTTCTGCCGTAAATTAAAATTGTGTTGACATTGATATTGTATAATATAATATAATATTATAATTAATTTATGGAGAAAGGTAGAATTATGAAATATAAATTTCACGATGGCGGTAGATCAAACACCTCTTTTAAAAAGAAAAGAGATTTAGGGGATTGCGCTGTTAGAGCATTAACTTTAGCAACCAAATTACCTTATGAAAAAGTTTGGTGTGATTTATGCCAACTATCTAAATTTACGGGTATGTTTCCTAATAATCACGAAACTTATGAATTATTTTTAGCTGAACATAGGTGGATAAAACAAAGGACACCTAGAGATAAAAATAAAAAATTAATCTCACTTAATAAATGGGATTTTAAAAAACAAGCTGTGATAACTTTTTCATCACATTTGGTTTATATTAATAAACAAACTGTTTTTGATACTTGGGATTGCAGACACCAAAAAATTAGAAATTATTATATTCACAAATCAGAATTAGTAGGAGTAGATAATTATAATGGAGAAAGGTAGAATGACTGATTTATTAACAATTCCCCAAAGCTTGGTGGATGCCGCCAACGCGCCTGATGATAAGAAATTATTAAAAGAGTGGGAAAAGAAAACTGATAATGGCGGGTGGAAAATAAATTCCCCTTCCATACCCAATTCAAAAAGAAGAAGGGATGTCCATACGGATATCCGCTTCGGCGCTTGTACTCTCATTGAAAATGAACAATTAAAGAAGAAGCCCTTTATCAAGAGGCTTCGTGAAAAGTTTCCTGAGATAGGCTCAGGAGTTATTTGTAGAATTGTCAATAAGCTCTTGGATCAGAGAGTGATTGAGAAGGATACAAAATTCAAGACTAAACCGATCCTTGTAAAAGGAAGATACTGGAGAAAGATATGAAGAAAGATATATTTGATTTGAAATTTGGGGAAAGTAAACGGTTCGACAGGGCTCAAGTTTTTTTCTCAATTAGTGGGTCATCATCCCCCACTATTCATAAAACTAAGACGTACGGTGTTTGGTATACAAAACATAAGGGGGTTAAATATTTTTACTTGAAACATAAAAAAGACAATTCCAGTAGATGGAGTTGGTGTATTGAAGCAAACCATGTTTTTACCACCCTAGAGGATGCCAAAATTGGAGTTAAACATCATCTCATAAAAAAGTATGAGGATCTGTTGGAACAACGACAAAAAGATATTGTACGAATTAATGGTCTTTTAAAGGACTCAAATAACTTTAATGTTGTTGAACTTGAGGAGTCATATATGAAAAACACCTGGAATATAATACCTAAATTTAGGAAGGAACAACCAATTACATCATAAATTAAAAAGCGATAATTTAGGGATGGGCAAACCTGGATTATCGCTTTAAATTAATCAGATGATCTTTTATCCATATCTTTTATCAAAATGTCGAGCATTACTTCAAGTCTTATCACTCGTTCCTTTATTTCTGGAATATCTCGTAGTACTACTTGTTCTATCGTGCGCTGCTGTTCTTCTAATGCTCGCACTTTTTGTGACAGCATGCCATACACACTGCCGGCACTTACTAGAATCATGGCGAACCAGACGACATTCCGAAGATTAAAATCTTTTTCCATTATCCGTACCTTCCTCTTCCAAATCCTCCAAACATCCAGGGACTGTAGGCGTTAAAACCGTATCCAAAATTAGGTCTTCCCGGTGGTTGTGTGTTTCCCTGTGTTGTGCCAATCTTGTCACTCAGTGAAGCGATCCCTTCCTCCATCGATGTTAATTTATTATTGATGTTTTCAAACTGGTTTCCAAAGCCCCCCATTGTTTCCTTAAATGAACTTA